CGGCTACGGCACCGGGGCCGGGCTTTGCGGCTGGAACTGCCGTCATACCTTCTTTGCCATCTTCCCTGAGCTGGGTGCACCGCCTGCGTGGACGCAGGAGAGTTTGGAAGCCCTCAACGCCCGGGACATCAAGTACAACGGCGGCAGATACACCCGGTACGAGATCAGCCAGATGCAGCGGGCCCGGGAACGCACCGTGCGCAAGTACAAGCGCCGGTATCTGGCTGAGGATGCCGCCGGGGCCGACACCACCGCTAGCGCGGTGAAGCTGAGGCAGGCCCGTCAGGATCTGGCCGACTTTATCAGCGCCACCGGCGGCAGGGCCGACAGTGCCCGCACCAGCGTGGCAGGCTTTGGCAGGAGCGAGGGCAGCAAGGCAACGTGGGCGGCGAAGAAGCAAGAGCCACGCGGCATTCTTCAAAAACTCAATTTTTCTGATAGTGTTTCACAGTCTGAGCGTGAAGGCATTGAAAAAGAGCTTTCCGTCATTCCTCAATGGCAGCGCGATAAGGCTGAAAGCATCATCAACAAGGTCGTAATGACAGAGAAAGATGCCGCTGGAAGCGGCTATTATTATCCAGACAAAACGCTTTATCTTCACCCTGAGCGCAAAAGCGGTGATGTTATTCACGAGTATGGCCACGCATTGGAGATTTCCCTCGACCTGCGGCACAACTCCAAATACATCAGCATCCGAAAATCCGGGATTGATGTTGAAGATTTTTCTAAAATCGTGTATGATGACAGTACCTATACACAAGCGATTTATCTTCTTCAGAACAGCAAATTCATTTCTGAGTATCAGGGACGGCTATATGAATCTCCCACGGATGGAATTTTTAAAGCCGGAACGATGCAGATCAATGAAGATATGCTGAAGGAATATTTCAGTGAAGGGTATCGCGCTTTTTATCAGGAGCCCTCTGCCCTGAAAGAGAAAGACCCGCAGCTCTATCATTTTATCGAGGGATTGAAAGATGACAAAAAGTGAAGTGCTTCTGCTTGATGACCCCTCTGCAATCTGGAACGAAATGCAAAAGAATCCGGCATTGCGAACAGATGGAGATGTCTGGCTGCACATGACCCGCCTGTCAGCCAAGCAAGACCGACAGTGGTCTCGGGAAGCGTATGGCGACCCGGAAGCGTATCTGTATATGGACTTAAACAAAAAGAAGTGAGGTGTCATCATGGAAGATTTTCGTGTCATCTACCGCATTTTGAAGTATTTGCAGCAAAGCATGGACTTTGAGGAGTTCGATTGCGCTGGTTTTACTGCCGAGCGCTTCGGTACGAATCCGAACCGGTTTCAGGCACTTTTGATTCAGCTGCAGAAAGCAGGTTACATTGAGGGCCTGAACATCGTCCGCTACATTCGCCAGCCGGAGCGCATCGAACCACCCATGGAACCTCATATCACCTTACAGGGGCTTGAATATCTTCAGGAAAACAGTCTGATGAAAAAGGCCGCCGCATTTGCAAAGGGTGTTAAGGAAATCGTCCCCGGCATCTGACAACCAAATACCGCAAGCGTCTTTGCTCGTTTGAGCAGGGGCGCTTTTTTCATGCCGTTTTAGCTCAGATGGAAGAGCGCCGGTCTCCAAAACCGGATACCGCAGGTTCAAGCCCTGCAAACGGTGCCATGTTCCCGACATTTGTGTCGGAAGCAACCATCGCGGCGGGCAGCG